CTTTAACACTATATTCAGAAAACAACTTATTTGTAATGTAGTTTTTATCAAGCTTAACTATAGGAACATAATCATATTGATAAGGATAAGAAAGATTACTACTAATAGAAGTATTAATTAACTCATTAGTAATAGGTAGAAGGAATGACTTCATAATGCTATATATTTTAATTGTTATTTTAATGTTTAGAATCTAATTATAGAGAGTAAAAGAGTATCATGTTCCTCACACCCTTACTCTCACTCACTTTTTTATATAAAACTTTTGTTTTATTTATTAGATTTAGTGTATAAGTAAAGATTACTTTTAGTATACTTTGGTTTGTTTGTGATAAACTTTTTAAAAGATTCATCATTGACACCTGGAATTAATAACATGCCTTTTAATTGTAGCTTCATATCAATTAATTTGTTTATTTCTCTGTGGAAAAGTTATACCTATATATATAGGAGTAAAAAGCTACAAGCTCAAAGCATGCTCAAAGCTCCCAAAAATTATCGAATAAAAGCATCATACAAATGCTTGTAATCGTTTGTAGTCGTTTGTTGTCGGATATATATCTAACAATCAATACACTAACAAAACAAGATAAGAGCACATATATATTATACATGCTCTTTCTATGTCTTGAGAAGTAAGAACAATCTCTAATTAAAGATTGTTTGATACTTTTACATATATGACAACGTTGCTATAAAGCAACGAAGTCAAGGATGTTATCTTCAGTAGCACGAACGTAAGGTACTGTAGAGATAGACTTGGATTCAACACCAACAATCACTGAACTACCTAATGGTAAGACAATTTTTGGGATGATAGTCCCTTCTCTTGTTTCATACTCTGTTATTGGAAAGGTAGCAACCTGATTAAGTTTAATAGACTTGTCTCTTATTCCCTCACTCACTTGCTTAGAACAGATGACATTATAAACCTTTCCAGTACTATCAGTTATAGTAGTACGCACTGCCACGCCTTCTCTTCTTAAATTGTCAAGACTTACAGTAATGGTGCCTTTTGCACCCATTACGTCACTCACAAGACCAATAACTTTTAAGGTATTCTCTGTTGCTAGTGCACCTAATAATACGGAATTCTCTAATACATTTGACATAATCACTTATTTTAATTTGTTAGCCGGGACCATTCCCAACTTCTCAAAATTTAGGTGGGGTTTTAATAGGAAGTGGTCTAACCTTTAGTGCACACAAACAATTTTAAAAATCACAAAAAAAATTAAAAAAAAATTCAAATGTTAATATAACCAAAAAAGTTATATATTTGTAACAAATAAAACCAATGGAAAATACAATTGTACAAAAATTAATAGGCAAGGCCTTAGATGAATTTTCTCTAGCAAAAAAGTATTATGCAATTTTGTTTAGTTTAAATGATATTGAGATTACTAATAGAGAATTGCAGCTAGTTTCTTTCACAGGAATAAAAGGCAATATTTCTAATGCAAATGTTAGGGATGAGTTTTGTAAGAAATTTAAAACATCTAGTCCCACTATTAATAATATGATTTCTAAGCTTAAGAAGAAAGGAATTTTTATTAAGGAAGATGGTAAGATAAAGGTTAACCCTAGAATTGTCCTTGACTTTAAAAAAAATATTGTTCTACAGATAAGTTTAAATCATGAATAAATAAGTTATGACAGTAAAACCTGATAGCATGAGTATTAGAGAATTTTTAATAAAAATCATATCACAGAAAAAGAAAATTTCTGTTGATGATGTTGGCAAGATAATATCTTTTCAATTTGATGAAGCTAATAATGCTACAGCTAATAATAACTCTATTGAGATCTCTGGCTTTGGTAAGTTTGTTTTTAATCAAAAAAGAGCTGACAAACAAATGCAGAAATATTTAGCTCAGGAAAAATTTTTACTAGAAAAAATATTAGAACAACCCTCAGAGAATGAAATAAGGGTGCTTTCATTAAAGTTGCATACAACAAGAGAAAATATGAAACATTTAAAACCAAAGTTATGTCAAGATTGTGTAAAGTAATATGTCAAATAATAGAAGGGTGGTTTAATTATTTCTTCCCTAAGAAAGAATCTTTTGTAGAAAAGGTGGCTTTTAGAAGAATGGCTATTTGTAAAACTTGTGAACACATCTCTACAAATCATTCTACAATTAGGCCGGATGTACATTGTACTATTTGTAGTTGCACACTAGCTGCTAAAACTCGTTCTTTACACTCAGCATGTCCTATTAATAAATGGTCAGTAGAAAAAAAATAATTATGGAAGGCAAAGAAAACAATATTGTTAGAAAAGTAGAGCTTGTAAGTTTTATAGACACTCTTATAAATTTATACCAAGATGGTTTAGATTTTGTTGATATATGTTTGGAACCTTCTGAAAACCCTGACATTCCTGATAAAATAAAAATATTAGGAAAGGAAGAATATCTTTCAGATGATTCAGAAGATGAAGAAGAAGAAAAGGTATATCCTGCTTTGGTTATTAGAAAGCTCACAGATGATGACATTAATAATTTAGTATAATGGCTGTTACAAAAAAAACTACATATATAAATACAGAACTTAATTGGGCTGAAGAACAATTGAAGTCTTGGAAAAAGTATGTAGATGCTAATCTTTTACATGAGTTAAAAGATAGAATTGAATGGAAGCCGACAGCTAAAGGAGGAATGCTTCCAATGGTAATTGCTTCTATTGAAAGTCAAGGTAAGTTTGTACAAGAAACTATGAAAAACTATTTGGCTTTATTGGAAGTTGTAGAAAAACTTAGAGAAAAGGAAGAAGATAAGTTAAAAGTTGCTAGAGGTTCTGGCACAGTTCCTACACGTATGAATAGATAAAATGAAACAACCACAATTTTTTAGGAATAGAACTATTCCTCTTCCTGAGCCAGGATCAGAAGAAGAATTAGATTTAATAGATGTTGAAGAAGGAAAGATTTTAGGAGGGCTAACCATTGATGGAGTATTTATCAGTGGCTGGCTTTACTGGCATTTAAATCATTGGTGGATAAGAATAGATAGTGAAGATGAATATGGAAATGACGTAAGGATTGAGGGTAACCCAGAACTACGTGATAATGAGTGGATAAGAGCAGATCATTTTGAAAACTGTAGAATAGCAAGACAAGGATATGTAGAAGTGGGTGCAAGACAAGGAGGAAAATCCGAGTTTGAAGGTTCTTTCTTTGGAATGAATAGCACTATGTTTAAGGATACACAGAATGTTATTGTCTGTGGTAATGATAATGATTTGTCTTTACTTAAAGATAAAGTGGATTATGGTTTAAGAAAAATCTGGAGTGGCTTGCAAATACCCAGACTTGATAAAACCTGGAGAAGTAACCAGGTAAGGCTGGGATATAAAACACCAGATGGTGATGACCAAATCTGGAGTCACATTATAATCCGTAATGCAAAAGATGGACACAATACAGAGGTGGCCGCTGGTACAACAGCAAAAACCTTTATAATGGATGAAATAGGTAAGTATGCATTTGCTGCTGCATTTAAAGCTGCTGAACCTGCATTTAAAGGAAAAAATGGTTGGAGAGCAATTCCGATTCTAGTAGGAACTGGGGGAGCTTTTGAAAATGGTAAAGATGCAGAAAACTTTTTTTATAACCCAAGAGCCAATAACTTTTTACCTGTTACAAACCCGGATGGAACCGAAACTGGTTTATTCCTCTCAGGATTATATAGACAAGATTGTAAATACCAAACTACATTAGGAGCCTACATTGAAGAAACCCGAGGGGTGTCACTTCCTAAAGATTCAGAGCTTTTTACAATTTTAATGTATGTTACAGATAAAGAAAAAGCATTATTAAAAATAAAAGAAGAACGCACTAAGGCTAAATTAAATCCAGATAGATCCATTTACTTAAAGCAAGTGATGTACTATCCTATCACTGTAGATGAATGTTTTTTATCTGAATCTCAAAATATTTTTGACATAGAGGCAGCTAAAAGACAGAAAGCCAGACTATTAGCACAAGAGAGAATTGGGACACCTGTAATTTTATATGATGATGGGGATGGTGTAAAGCATGATTTTACAGATAAACTACCAATTACAAACTTTCCACTTAAACCCATGGAGAGCAAAGATGCTCCAATTATGATTTATGAGTTTCCTGTTGAAAATCCTCCTTATGGATTATACACCGCAGGAGTCGATCCATACAGACAAGGTAAAGCAAAATACAGTGATTCTCTTGGGTCTGTTTATATTTATAAAAGAATGAATAGTCTTACAGGAGAAAAATACCAAGATATGTTTGTTGCTTCTTATTGTGCTAGACCAGATGATAAAAGAACATGGGAAGAACAAGCAAGAATGTTAATTAAATATTATAATGCTCGTACTCTTTGTGAAAATGATGAGATGTCTTTTATTGATTACATGATAAGCAAGGGAGATGCCCATTATTTAGAAAAGCAACCTATGTGGCTTAGAGAGATTGTTCCAAATACAACTGTTGCTAGAGAATATGGAATACACAGATCTGCTGAAAAAATTAGAGACTTTTTACATGGTTGTTTAAAACATTACACGGAAGAAGTATTATATAAAGATATTGATGAAAATGGTGTAACTTTGTCCGAGACAAAAGGTATGTCTAAAATATTTGATCCTGTCTTGTTAGAAGAAATAGCACAGTATAACGAAACAGATAACTTTGACAGGGTAGTAGCCGCAGAACTCGCTATAGCTTTAGCAATGAAATTAGATCCTATTTTTGGTATAACAGGCGCAACGTCTGACAACAGAGCATCTTCTTTAGGTAAAAGAAAAAATCCTAATAGTAAAAGTATGTTTTCACCAAATAAAACTTTATTTAAAAATACACGTAAATTATTTTAAAAAATGGCAATAATTCGTTTCACAAAAGACTCAACAGATAAGTATGCTTATTTGAATATATTCCCTGATCAGTTTTTATCAGCAAAAGAAAAGCAGCAGGACTCTTACGTTAAAAACGTAATGGACTATTTTTCTAATCAAGCACACGCACAATATATAGACCATAGAAATACCTTTGTAAAAAATTATAGATTTATAAAAGGTATAATGACTAGAGAAGACTTTTACGAAGAAGAAGACGTTAAGAGTTTTACTGAGGTGCTGACTAGAGATACTGAACTTCCTAAAAATGTTGTGATGTATTCTATTATGGCAACTCCTATAAATGAACTTGTAGGGGAAGTGTCGAAAAGGCCCGATAAGTATAAAGCAAAGGCATTTGATGATGAAAGTCGCTCTGAAGAACTACAGTATAAAACAGAAATTCTTCAAAAGTATATTCTTGGGCAAGCACGAGCAGATATTCTTGAAAAGGCTGCTATGGAGGGTGTTGAAATTCCTGATGAAGAAATAGAGGGTTTAACATTAGATAAAGTCAAAGACGAATTAGATGGTTATACATCAGTGGCTGAAAAATGGTGTAATCATATATTAAATTGTTTAAAAGCAGAATTTAATATAAAAGAAAAATCTGAGGATACATTTAGAGATTTATTAGTTTGTGCAAGAGAGTGGTTTCACATTTATGAAGACAACTCTAAATTAGGTTTTAATATAGAAGTTGTTAATCCTAAAAATGAGTGGCATTTAATGGGCTCAGATAAAAAATATACTTCAGATCCTTCTGGAAGAATGAATGGTGCTTATGCAGGAGGCAAGATTGAAGTTATGGAATTATCAGAGATAATTGAATCTTCTCCTGATTTAACAAAAGAAGAAATAGATCATTTAAGATCTGGTATGAATAATTTTGGGTTAATAAATGCTAGAGAGTCAAATTTAAGCAATGGTGTTAATCCTGGAACAGATTCTATTACATATGATACATATGACCCTTTAGTTCAACAATCTCAAATGATATTAGAAGCTGAGGTTTCAGGATATGTGGATGACATGAGAGATTTCTTAGGACAAACAAATAATGGTTTATCTTTTGGTCATAAATTTGTTGTTATTACATCTTACTGGGTGAGTAAGAAAAAAATAGGAAGAGTTCAGTATTTAGATGAAATGCAGACAATACAATCAAGTTTAGTTGATGAAAATTACAAGAATGGTGATATTCCTACTCAAGTTGGAAAAATACAATGGGGTTGGATTAATGAATGGTATCAAGGTAAAAAATGGGGAGATGATGTTTATAGCATTAAACCATTAAAAATATTAAACTACTATCCTATTATAGGAACTATATATGAAAACAAAAATGCAGAGCCTAAATCTGTTACTGACATGATGAAACCTTTTCAGGTAACATATAATGTTTGTATGAATCAAATGTTTGAGTTACTTAAAAAAGAAATTGGTAATGTAGGAGTTGTTAATATAAGACGTATCCCTAGAGTGAAAGATGGTGATGGTCAAGATGATATTGATGTATGGGAAATGGAAGCAAAAGATAGGGGTATTATTTTTGATGATGATAGCCCTGAAAATACAAAAGCTCCTGTAAGTAATCAATCTGTTGCAAGAAATATTGATTTGACTAGAAGTTCTGAAATACAAACAAGATATAATCTAGCTATACAATTAAAGAATGAGTGCTGGGAATTAATAGGCATGTCTAAACAACGTTTGGGTTCTGTTTCTGCTAGTGAAAGTGCCACAGGTACAAATGCTGCTATTGCACAAAGTTATACTCAAACAGAGCCTTTATATGTAGCACATGAATATGTGTTAGGACAATTATACCAAGCATGCATTGATGCTTCTTTATATATTGCAAGTAGTAAACCTGAAACTACTTTATCTTACATTACTTCTACAGGACAATCAGCTTTTATACAAGTTAATGGTAATGATTTAAAATTTAGAGATATTAAATTGTTTATGACTAACAGACCAGAAGACACTAAAATGTTTAATGAACTTAAAAGTTTGTCTCAGGCTGTTATACAAAATGGTGGATCTTTATATGATGTAATAGAATTATACACTACAGATTCTGTTAGAGAAATGAAAAAAGTGTTTAGAGATTTAAGAGATAAGACAGATTCTTTACAACAGCAAGCTTCTCAGCAAAAACAGGCTGAAATGGAGCAAAATAAAGCTATTGCAGATGCACAAATTCAACAAGCTTACCAAGAGCAGCAAGAAATTATGCAGAATAGTAACTATCAGAATGAACTAGACAGATTGGCTGAAAAAGAAATAGCAATTATTAAGGCTACAGGATTTGGTGAAGTTACTTCTGAGGATAATAATAACAATGGTATCCCAGATATATTAGAACTTAGTAATATTGCTTTAGCAAGAGATAAAGCCAATAATGACTTTACAGGTAAACTGACAGACATTCAATCTAAGAATAAACAATTTGATAGTAAGATGTCTATAGAAAAAGATAAAATAAAAGTAGCTAGAGAAAATATGGTGAATGATTTAGCTGTAGCTAGAGAAAATGCTAAAAATAGAAATAACAAAAAAAGTTAATTACTAAAAACCTTAAAGGTTTGTAATGCTATATTACCTTAGAAAAGTAAACGCCTTCCTTTGTTATTACTTAAATCTATATTATTTTTACAGTGAAATAAATTAAACCAAAAATACAACTACATTATGGCAGACAATACAGATAATTTATCTATGGATTCATTTGGTATCCAAGATACAATGGAAATGGGTCTAGGAAATGCAACACTTCTTAATGATTTATATGATGATGATACTGCTTCTGGTCAATCAAAAGATTTAACACCTATTGTTAAAGAAGTTGATGCTGACAAAAAAGAAGAAGTAAAAACAGTCACACCTGTTAATAAATCAATTGATTTAGAAAACAAGGAAGACACAGAAGAAAGTGCACAAGATAGACTAAAAAGTTTTTTATCATCTAGTGAGGATGATGATGAAGATGAACCTGGAAAAACTAAACTACCTTCTGATAAAAATAAAGAAAATCTGTTAGGTAAATCTAATGAAGAAGCTCTTAATAAAAGTTCTAATCAATTTACAGCATTAGCTAATGATTTATATAACTTAGGTGTTTTTACAAGAAATGAAGGAGAAGAAGATGATGATAATCCTGTTAGTTCCCCTGAAGAATTCTTAGAGAGATTTCAAGAAGAAAAAAGAAAGGGTGCTAGAGAGACAGTAGATACTTTCTTAGGACAGTTTGGAGATGATTACCGTAATGCTTTTGATGCCATATATGTTAAAGGTGTAGACCCTAAAGAATACTTTAGTGTTTATAATCAAGTTGTAGATTTCTCTCAAATAGATTTGTCTGAGGAGATTAATCAAGAAAAAGTAATGAAACAAGCTCTAACAGACCAAGGGTTTGATAGAGAAGATATAGATTCTGAAATTGAAAGATTAAAAAACTACGGTGATTTAGCTTCTGTTGCAGAAAAACATCACAGAGTTCTTGTTAAGAAGGATGTGAAAAAGTTGGAAGAAATGGAAACAGTTTCCCAACAAAAATTACAACAAAAAGCATTTATTAAAAATGAATATGTAAAAAATGTTCAGAATGTATTAAATGAAAAGTTGAAAACTAAAGAATTTGATGGTATTCCATTAAACCCTAAAATAGCAGGTGAGTTACAAGATTTCCTTTTGACAGACAAATGGAAGACACCTACAGGAGAAACCTTAACAGATTTTGACAGAACTATTTTAGATTTAAAAAAACCTGAGAATCATGCCATGAAAGTTAAAGTTGCTTTACTTTTAAAAGTTTTGGAGAAAGATCCTAACTTAACAAGCATACAAAAAACTGGAGTGAGCAAAAAAACAGATTCATTATTTGCAGAAGTAGCAAGACAAGCTACAAAAAAATCAGTATTACCTGATAATAATTCAAATAGTAATGATGAAAGAAAGTGGTCCTTATAATAATAATTAATAAAAGTAAATAAAAATGGCAATTCAAACAATTCCTGGATTAACTGGTTTTACTTATGCACGTGTAGCCTCTATGGACAAACGTGCAATTGGTAAATTAACAGATTCCAATCACTTAGAGTCTATGCACTCTGTAGAACCAGCTGACTATGATAAAAAAATTATCAGCTTGTATACTCAGACATCATTATACAGTAATGATTTCTTAGATATGATCAATAAGTCTACTCCTTTTTACATTGACAATGCCTCTGATGCTTGGAAATGGAGTATTGAAGTACCTTATAAATTTCCTAAAATTATAGATGTTCCTGGAACTACTATGGAACTAATTAAACCTGGTCAAGATGGTCAAGAGTTTCAAGTAGTATTGGATACTAATGAATTTTCTAAAAATGCAATTGTATCTGTTGGTACAAGACAATTTGGCCCAAGATTCTATGTAACTAAAGATCCTCTTCCATGGAACACAGGTTACTTATATACATTTACATTAGTAAGTGAAAACCCAATTGTAGATTTCGTAAGTTCTCAATATTTACAAGTAGGTATTGAAATGGAATTAGTTGATGCTGCTATTGGTGAGTTTGATCAAGACTTATTAGGTTTGCCAAGACTAGGTGAAAAAATAACTATGTTTGAAACATTAGGCTCAGCATATGGTTATGAGCACAAAATTACTGAGTGGGCTGATGACAAAATGTTAAGAGATCAACAAGGTAATCCTGCTGATATTTTAGTATACAGCCAACAAAGACGTAATGAGTTACCAATGACTCAAAATCATCTTAAGTGGGAGCCCTTCATTGAATTCTTAATGCGTAAGTCTATGATGGAACTTAAGGTTAAGAAAATGATTTGGGGTAAACCAGGTACAGTTAAATCTGGTGGTGGTAAACAAGAACTTAAGCGTACGTCTGCAGGTATTTATCACAGAATGCGTAACAACGGTAACTTAGTACAATATAACAGAGGAGAGTTTTCTGCAAATTTACTTCGTACAGTATTTGGTGACTTATTTTACAGACGAGTGGATGTAAAAGACAGGCGTGTTAAAATGTATACTAATGAAGCTGGTTTTGATGTATTTCAGCAAGCTTTAAAAGAAGATGCTTTAAACTCTGGATTAACTTTTACTGCGGATTCTGGAGACAGATTCTTACAAGGTAAAGGTCAGAACATAACTTACAACTTTGCTTTTGATTCTATGGTTACTCGTGAAACTGGTAAAGTTGAATTAGTACACTTAAAAGAATTAGATTTGCCACAAACAAATCTAGACTTTGGTCAAAACAAAAAATCTACTCCAGTATTTATGGTGTTTGATGTATCTCCTAGTTCTGATGGATCATTGTTGAATAACATTAGAGAAGTACGTATGAAAGGTGCACCTTCTATGACTTGGGGTTATATTGATGGAACACGTCATCACTTAGGTTTTGCTAAATCTCAAGGTATGAGTTCAGCAAATAAATTCCCAGGATATGAGCTTTGGATGAAAGACAGATGTGATATCTTTATTGAAGATTTATCAAGAACTGTATTAATTGAAGAAATTCCTCAATTCTAATAAATAAATTCCTCCTTAGAAATAAGGAGGTCTTAAAGAGTGTTGTATAAGTTTTACTTATAGCTAAGGTTTTTCAATAAACCCACTCTACAAATTGCGTGGTAGAGCAGTTGGTTAGCTCGCAAGGCTCATAACCTTGAGGCCATGGGTTCGAATCCCATCTACGCTACAAATAAAACCAAATTAATTAAACTACATCATGGGTAAATCAGGAAAGATCTCAACGATCAAAAAGGAAACACATAGCTCTCAATTGCAAACAATGCAAACTGGTCTAGCTGCTAAAGGGATGACAAGAGTTCCTGGCACAGGAGTTTTTAAATATCCTTACAAAGAGTTAGATGGAAAATACAGAACAGGTCTAGATCCTGACGCAGGATATATAAGAAGAATTATAGATCCTACAGAAAGAGAACTCGAAATAGAAAGAGTAACCGATCTAAAAGATAAATTACAAAAAGCTCTAGGAGATATAGACTTAGGACCAAGATCTAAATTTTGGAATTATTCCTTATCTTCAGGTTCAAATGACACATTACATGTTCAACCAGTAAAATTGTTAGATGGTGATAACTATTTTGATTTAGGAGTAAGCTTTCAAGAGATAGCTTTTTCGTGGTTAAGAGTTCATCCAACTATTGCAAGTTCATACCAAGCTTGGGAAAGAGGAGAATTTCCTTCTGATACACAGTTTTATGTAGTGGATGAAGATGTTGAAAGTGGAATCATTTACAGAAAGAAACAAGTTGTCAATAAAGCTATTGTTAAATTTGATGTAATGAGTCCTGAGAAGAAAAAGAAAGTTGCAAGACTATTAGGTTTGGCAATTACAGATAATACTAAAGAAGAAATTGTTTATAACTTAGTTGATAACGTTCTTAAACAGTCTGAATTTAAATCTGGATCTTTTAAAGGATCTAATCCAGTAGAAGTGTTTACTAGATTTGCTGATATGAAAGATGATTTACTACATATTAAAGATTTAGTTCGTCAGGCACTGGATCACTCAATTTACAGAGCTAAACCTTCTGGTAAAGTTTATGAAGGAGATTTTGAAATTGCAAATGACACTGAAGACTTAATTAAGTATTTAATAGATGATGAACACCAAGATGAATTATTAGTTTTGGAGCAAAAATTAAAAAGTAAAAAACTAGCCTCTGTTTAAGAGGCTGGTTATAAATAATAATAGAAATGATTAAAGTTGATAGTTTATTATATAAGATTGATCAAAGATTAAATAAACTGGCATCTAATGATCACCAAGAAATACAACTTGAAGATAAAATCTTAGCTTTAAATGAAGCTCAGATAAAATTGATAAAGTTAAAGGTTACAGGTAGTAGAGATATGGGTTTAGACTCATTTAAAAAAAGGTATGAAGATTTAGAAAACTTAATTATACCTTATAATCGATACCCTTTAAACCTTGTTCTTAAAAATACTGAATTAAATGAATGGGTTGCTGATATAGATAAGCTTGATGAAAGGTTTATGTTTTATATAGATAGCTATTTTATTGCTTCTAAAGGAGTATGTAAAAATAGAAGAATTAATATAAATAAAGATTTAGCTAAACATGGTGATATTGTTTTGCTTTTACAAAATGAACATTATAAACCAAGTTTTGAATATCAAGAAAGTTTTAATCAAATTACTGATAATAAATTTACTATTTATACAGATGGCACATTCATACCAAGCAAAGTATATATTTCTTATTTAAAGTACCCATTGTATATTGATAAAGAAGGTTATATTAAATTTGATGGTACTGCATCAGATAACCAAGATTGTGAACTAGAAGATTACTTAGAGGATGAGTTGTTAGATTTAACAGTTCAAAATTTAGGAATGTATACTGAGAATCAATCTGCAGTACAAACAGCACAAAACAGAATACAAACAAATGAATAATTTTAACGCTAAATAAATAATAAAATGGCAGATTTTTCTTTAACTACGCTCTTTGTAGTTCCTGTTGGCTCAACTTTAGCCAATAGCGGTTCTACACAAGATTTACCAGCAGGGAAACTAGGTTTCTATGGTACAATTTCAGGTGTTCCTTACACTGTACTAAATGCAGGTAATATTGCTAGTGCACCTTACTTCTATGTAGCACAAGGTAGGCAAAACACTTACTTACAGGGAAGCAAGCGCTCTGACAAAATCAAAGGCTGTGCAACAGCTAATTGTAACTCAAATGTAACAGAAGCTTACAAAATTACTGGTTGTGCAACAGCTGTTAACCAAATCACTGATATTACTAATTTTTCAGCACATTGTGGTGAATCAGTAACTATTACTTTGGTATCACACTCTTCTTACATTGATACATTGTATTTCAATGGACTTACTAGATCTATAACAGTGGAAACACCTTGTTGTGATTGTGGTGCAGACCCTTGTGATACTGTAGATGTACCAGCATTGATTAATCTTTTAATTGCAAAATTTAATCAATCAGCTCCCGGAATTAACCCGGACAATATTACATTCTCAGATTTCTTTACTTTTGAAAACATTGAAGATACTACTTTAAGAATTACTGCTAAAGCTTTAACAAAATATGGTGTACCATGTGATGTAGCTGCAAATCCTTTTGAGTATGATAGAATGTTTTTTAGAGCTTTTATTTACACAGGACCAGCTACAACTGCTGATTTCTTAGTGGCTGATAATTGTAATATTGCAGGTGATGTCAATGTTATCCAAAAATCTAATTACCCTCGTGGTACTTCTGAAGAAATTATTCAGATGGAAAAAAATTATTATAGTTACCAAGCAGGTTACTTAAAACATTTATTCCGTATGTCTGGGTATAACCAAAACTTTGAAAGTTATGTAGTTCCTGGAACAGTATATGATACTTACTATGTTAAATTCAATGAATTTGATAGAGCAGCTCAAAACTGGGGAGACTTTATAAAAGATGACCAAGCTATAATGATTTCTGTTGCAACAAACTCTTCAGAGTCAAATAATATTTATGATATGTTAGCAGCTGCACTAGGTAGTCAGTTTGGAGATGATAGTTCAACATGTATTACTACAACTAGTACTACTACAGCTCCTGCTGTAGCTCCTACTACAACTTCTACTACCACTCAGCCATCTGCGAGTCTTTAATGTTTAATATTAATAATATAATGGGGAGGAAGGTTTACTTTCCTTCCCTTTTTTAATAAAAAAAATTATTATGAGTTTAGATATTATTTCTTTCCCTACGTATAATGTAAACACTCTTGCAATTGTAGATAATTCAAATTATACAATTGACATAGAGGATATAACTAATCCTACTATTGAAATAGTTCCTCCAGGGTATCCTCTTGTAGTTATTAATTTTAAAGTAAATGATTACAACTTATTTAGTTCTGATAATTTATTAATAACTTTACCAGGAGTAAAACAATCTTTACCGGATGGTTTATATAAACTTAAATATTCAATATATCCTGCAGATGTTAATTTTGTAGAAAAGACTGTTTTTAGAGTAGAAAAACTACAAGAAAAGTTTTATAAAGCTTTTTTAACTTTAGAAGGATTATCTTGTGACATGGCTATTAAAAAGCAAGCTAAGGATTCCTTAGATAGAATCCATATTTTTATCAATGGAGCTATTGCAGCTGGTAATGAATGTGCTTCTATTGAAGCGTATGCTTTGTATAAAAAAGCAGATAAAATGTTAGATAAATTACTTAATAACAACTGCGGTTGTAACTAATATAATATTATGGCAAATTGTACTAATTGTGGTATACAGGTTGGATGTAGTTGTAATCTAAACGGTGGCTTATGCACAACTTGTGCTAACAAATTAAAAAAATAAAAATGGTTTATTCTCCACTTAATAATTGTGCACATTGTGCAGATATTAATACTCTTATAAAAGAGATAGATTGTAAAGTATTTCAATTAAGTATTAAGGTATATAATAATCTTGTGTACCTTTTAAATAATTGTGTAAATGAAGGTAATATAAAAGACTTACTCCATTATAAAAACATTTTGTTATATAAAATGTGTAACCCTAAATTTGCTGGGGATGTTACAGTGGAAGTAATAGCAAATAGAATTAAATTTTTAAATTAAAAAAAATGAGCTGTACAAATTGTTTTAATAGCTGTACTGATATAGTTTCAGACACTTGTGTAAAATATACAGGAGTAAACATACCTCTTTTAAATATTAAAACCGGAGATACTTTACTTTTAGTAGAGAATTCTATTTTAAATTATTTAGTAAGCATTATAGATGGTACAGGGTTAATTGTTAACCCGGAACCTTTTTGTGCTATTATAAATAGTGCTTTTGGAGAAATTTCACAAGAAAACTTAACTCTTAATAACATATTAAATATTTTAGGAGATGTAATATGTGGATTAAATAATAATTTAGTTACTTTAAAAGAAGATGTAGATCTACTAGAACAAGAGTATGATTTAAGTTGTTTAGGAACTGTAAGTTTATTAAGTGATTCTAATACACATAATGCTTTACAAAATGTAATAAATAAAATTTGTTTATTACAAGAACAGATTGAAAGTGTTGCTACAGACATAGCTAATAACTATGTTGCTGTTGCAGACATTAATACTTACATTTCTGAATATCTTAGTTCTGTAAATGTAAGCAACCTTATAAGTAATAGAATGGTTCCTTTTAGTCCAATCCCTTTTATTGGCTCATTAGCTAATTTTGATATTACAGGAAAAGGATTAGGAGTGTGGGATAAAGTATATATTTGTAATGGTAACAATAGTACACAAGATATGAGAGGTAGAGTTATTGTGGGAGCAACTACAATGGGAACAAACTCTTTTAATCCTTCTGTGGATCCTGGTCTAAGTGGTAACCCTAGCTATGCAGTTAATAATGTATTGGGAAGTAATCAAGTTTCTTTAACTAATGCAAATCAACTACCTATTCATAGTCATAATGTTTCAGCTACTACCGTGATTAGTCCTGCAACACATAAACACTTTACAGTAGGGGGTACAGACAATGAACCTTTATCTTCCACTAATTATACTAGTAATGTACACTCAACAGGTGGTAATTTAGGGTATGGTTTATATGGGTCAACAATACCAGCTTCTAAAGGAAATACAAATGAAGTTACTTTAACTGCAGCTACTACTTTAGTAGTAGGAACAACTGGAGGTGGTCAACCTCATAATAATATTCAGCCTGTAATAGCTACATATTATATAATTTATATACCTTAATCTAATGTGGAAATTTTTAAATAATTTAAAAAAATGTATTGGGTGTAATGAGGTTAATACCAATATGCCCATACAATGTAACCCTGATTTAATTAGCTCAAATGATATTACATATGTTGGGCCAAACTTAACTTGTTTAAAAATTAACACAGGTGATTCTTTAACTTTAGTTTTAATTAAGTTAGATAATTTTTTATGTAACACTAGCTTTACTACAATAGTTATTAATAACATTATTGATAACATTACAGAGTACCCAACATTTACAACATTAGTAAATGATTCCATTAATTGTGAGGATGTATATGGCTGTTTTACAACTACAACAACAACAACTGCATTACCAGTTACTACAACAACAACAACTTCTTCTAGCAGTAGTACTACTAGCACTACAACTACAGAAATAATCACCACCAGTACAACTACAACAAAAGGCTGCTCATTATTTTTAAATGATGATTATAGTACATGTAATGAAAGTAGTTCAGTAATAATAGATATTTTAGCTAACGATAGTATTACACTGTCATCTGTTGTAAGTATTAGTACACTTCCTACATTAGGAACAGTTGTATTAAATGCAGATAATACTATAACTTATACAAGTACTAGTGGTGTTATAGGTGATGTAGATTCTTTTCAATATACTGTTACAGATGATGATTGTTTTAGTAGTGCTACTGTTAATATATATTTTGACTCTCCATTAGAACCATTACCTACTTTTAATTCTATTACTTTACATAGGAACAATGCATTAGCAAATGGTTGTAATCAATCTCCTGGAACACAAAATACTTTTTATATAGACACAACTGAACTAAGTACTGCAATTAGTATTTATAATGATATAAATGGTTTATATACAGCTCTTGCAGGTTATTACACTAATGGAATTATTTCAAGATACTGGAATGGTATAAGTTTCACAGAAGAACCAATAAATTGTATTCAACTATAAAAAAAATAAAATGTCAAATAATTGTAATTGCTCAGAAAATGCTAATGATTGTGGTTGTAAAATTACTACAGATGAAATAGTATACCAAGGTCCGGAATTAGGATGTACAGAAATCAGCAACTGTGATACTTTAACTGAGGTACTAATAAAGCTTGATGCTTTGATTTGTGGTACAGGGTTAACACAGACAGTTATTAATAATATTATTACAGACACAACTATTAATAATGAGTTTGTAACTGTAGTTAATAGTGTATTAGACTGTGATGTTCTTTATGATTGTATTTCACAAACAACCACTACTACTACAACTTTTATAGTTGAAGATTGTTCTGTTTGTGATAGTTGGTTTTTTGAAGCTTTTGGAGAAAATCTTTCTAGGTTAACTTATATAGATTGTAATACAGAATTAAAAGAATCAATTCCAATAGTATTTATAACTGAGAATTCTGGTACTATTTGTGTCAAAAAGAATACTACTCCAGAATGGGAGCCTGCTCCTAATGAAGGAACTCATATTCTTAGTAAAATAGGTTGTTGTGATGAAAGGTAATAATTTTTTAAAAATAATATAATGACTGTAACTATAACTTTAACTATTGCAGGAACTGACACAGGTCCATTTGACTTGTACTCAGATTTAGATAGTTATACCTCTGCATTTGAAACCAATGTAAGTAAAATAAATCTTGAAGGTGGTTATTCTAGTCCACTTGTGCCAGACTTTACAAATACTATCAGAATTAAATCTAATAACAGTGACTGCCAAAATCAAATAGATGTGTCAGTAGCTCCTAGAATATAAAATAAAAAAACTCTGTTTATTGGTTTACAGGGTATCTCCCTTAGATTAGTCTTTGGGAGTTTTTATTTTATAATTAAAAAAATTATAAATACTCTCGCTAATAGCATCAAATCAATATTTTTTATAAAAACTATTAATTATCTTTACAAGATTAATAAACAACCCTATATATGACTGAGAATCAATTGATGGTAATAAAGCTTAGAAAGTTATTACCAAGAAAACTAAGTAAAGCTGGTTATGCTACAATGCTTGGTGTCACTGTTACTGAAATAAATAAAATATTAAGTATTATTTATAAAGAAAATAAACAAAGTAAAAAAACAAATACAAATAGTAGAAATATTAATACAGACAAGGGAACATTAGAAAGTATAGTTACTTGTGATTTTGAGCCAAAGAATCCCGAAGACTTGGCAAACCTTCATAAAGTTGATTTAAAAGTTTATTCTATAGTAAATTACTGGTCTAAACTTTTACCTAATGGTAAGTTTACTTCTTCTGTCTTTTGTAAAACAAAAGATTCTAAAAATTATAATATAGAAGATCTAAAAGATTTTCTAAAAGAATACAAATCAAACTACATTCCTATTGAATACCCTGCTCTTTCATTAGCTAAACAGCATGTAGATATTGAGATTTCTTTGGCAGATTATCACTTAGCTAAAAAAACTATAGATGGAGATAATTCTCCCAGTAAAAGAGTAGAGAGATACATATCTGTAATAACTTCTTTAATTACTAAAGTTCGTTCTATTTATAATATAAACACTTTAGTTTTTCCTATATCAAATGATTTCTTTCATACTGATAATTATCAAAACCAGACTACACAGGGTACTCCCCAAGATACTATTATGACTTACTCAGAGGAATTTGAGCTGGGTTTTAATCTTTTAGTACAATCAATAAAAATTTTATTAAAGAATAGTAAAAAAGTAATAGTAGTACTTGTTCAAGGGAATCATGATAAAACTAAATCTTATTATCTAGCACATGGTTTATCCATGTATTTTGCTAATGATGAAAGAGTAGTATTCGATAGAGAACATAGTGTAGTTAAAGCTATTACTGTTGGTAACACTTTTATAGGGTACCATCATGGTAATTGTAAATTAGAAGATTTACCTTTACTTTTTGCTACACATCCAAATTATAGTGATAATTTTGGTAAAGCTAAGTATAGAGAAATACATACAGGAGATAAGCATCACTATATGGCTAAAGAAGTTAAAGGTGTAAGAATACAGCAAATGCCTTCACTGTCTGGCACAGATAGATGGCATGCAGATAATAATTTTGTTCATTCAGTTAGAGCTGCTTTAGCTTTAGTATATGATGAAGAAAAAGGAAAAATTTGTGAATTTGAAGAAAGAATTTAATTATGGCAACAGGTAGAAAGTTAGTAAGTGATGTACGAAGTATGCACAAGTTACTAAGCACTGATAATTCAGTTACAGATAGAGCTATATTTTCTGAGATAAGAAATAATACTTCTTTATTAGTAAAGAGGGAAACTAATCTTAGAAAATTGTGGGCTACAGATACTTTATTTACTACTATTCCTTGTATAGAATTAATTGAAGTTCCTTTGACAGAATGCTGTGGATATAATAGCCAGCTAACAGTATCAAGGACTAAGTTTAAAATACCTTTGATTTCTGAAGGAAATTATCAATATGTAATACAAGGAGTATATTCAATTAATATTCTTGGGGGTAATGGGACAAAATTAAAAGAAATAACAGTTAACAGATATGTTAATATGTTAAAACTTAATATTTTAAAGCAAGAAACTTATTACTGGATAACTAATGGTTATTTATATACTAATAATCCAGACTTAATTGCATTAAGACTTGTAGCTTATTTTAGTGAAGATGTAAGTAATGATATAATGTTTTCTGATTGTGGCTGTGGTAAAGAATATTCTTCTGAGGAATACTGTAAAAATCCTTTAGATAAACCCTTTGCTATTCCTACTTATTTAGAAAAACAAGTATTAGACTTAACCTCACAAAGATTACTGTCTACTTACTTTAGAATTAAAACAGACATGGCAGACAATGGAATTGATGGTCAAGCTCCTAATTCATCTAATAACGTATAAATGAGGGTTAAAGTAGATTGGAGATCAGTTAGTAAAGAAAATTATTTAAAGTTTTGTAAAAAACATCCCACTATTACAGTTTCTTTTGAAGACTGGAAAGATGTATTATATTCTTTCAATGAGGGGTTTAGAGAAAATATTTTAGAAACAGGTGATAAAGAAAAACTACCTTTTGGTTTTGGTGAGTTTTCAATAATAAAAAAGAAAAGAAAAAGAATAAAAATAATTGATGGTGTTGAGTATATAAATTTACCTATCGACTGGAAAAAGACAAAAGAAAAAGGAAAAGTTATATATAATTTTAATCATCACACAGAAGGATATTTTTTTGGATGGTATTGGTTTAAAAGAACAGCAAGATTTAAACATTCTGATTTATGGTACTTTAAAACGTTCAGAACAACTTCTAGGCTTATTACAGAATATATTAATAAAGATGTTAAGTATCAACACATCTACAGAGAATGGAACCTTAAAACACAGTAAAAATGAGTTACTATTATAAATATAATTTTATCAGTCCAGAAGCTACTTATGCTTTGGTAAAAGAAGAACTAAAATCTTACTTTGATACTGGTGCAATAGATGATTTATTGTTCCCAACTTATTTAAATAAATGTTTAAACAAGCTTGGTAAATCTTCTTATCGGATAACAGAACAAATATTATTTATTGAAGATTTTACAGCACCCCTTCCTGATAATTTTCAAGGGATCAGAGAAGCTTGGATGTGTGAAGAAATTTCATTAAGACCTTTTCAAGGTGCTAGTGCTTTTTATTCACAAGCATACAAAAATGAAACTATACAAGTAGCACCTGTTACATACAGTGGGCCAGCCTGTCCTAATGAAAACTGTGTAGATGAGAAATGTGGGGGATGTAAAACAGAATTAGCTCCAGCTATCTATAAAACTATAACTAACTTTAATAGAACTTTTAAACAAAGTTATCTTTTAGTGCCAGGCAATATTTCTGCAGCAAATAATTGTAGTGCTGATTATACTTCTAATCTTTCTGTGTATGGCCAAAATTGTAATAATCCTTATTCTTCTACATATAATTCTTTTGATATAAGAGATAATAAATTTGTTACAAATTTTAGACAAGGAGTTGTGCATATTTTATATTATGCAAATGATACAGATGATTGTGGAAATCAATTAGTTCCTGATAATTATAGAGTGTTAGAATATGTAGAAGCTTTTATTAAATATAAAGTGATGGAAATGCTTACTAATCAAGTTAATGATGAAACTGTTAATCAATTAGAAAGAAAGCTTGACAGATATAAACAAATGTCAGATGAAGCTTATGTTATGGCAGAATCAGAAATAAAAAAACAAACTCTTACACAAAAAATCAATAGTATCAGAAGACAAAATAAAAGATTTGATAAATATAGATTATAATTATTAATACCATGGCTGAAAAAAACGAAGGTAACATTAGAAATGAAATGAATGTTGCCAACACTGGTTTAAATTTAGATAATGTATCAAGCCAAATCCCAAAGGGTAAATTAACTTATGCTTTAAACGCACAAGTTGAAAATTTTAATGACAGCTCTGTTAATTATCAGAATGAAACTGGTAATGAGTTTTGTCTTTCTTTTCCTAAAGATTTTGTTTTAATAGGTAATAGATATATACAAGAAAAAAATAAACATATATTTTTTCTAACTAATCCTTTGACAAGAGATTGTCATATTGGATATATGGACAATAATGATTGTATTTATAATGTATTGGTAGATGATCCTTGCTTAGGTTGGGATGTAAAATTTCCAATACATAAAATAGTTCATAGAATTACTAATTGTTCGTTGGAGCTTTTCTGGCCAGATAATGTTGCAAGAAGATATTTAGATATTAATAATATACCTAGAAAGCTAGTGGGAGGGTCTCCTCTTTGTAATCCTGTGTATAGTAATGAACTTGATTGTAATCAGCTGAGAGTACAACCTAAGTTTACTATACCTCAATTAAAAGTAATTGATGTGATTGACGGAGGAGGTCTTACTAGTGGTACTGTTCAATTTGGTATACAATATTCTGACGAGGTTTCAAATCCTTTTACTTCTGTTTATTCTATTACAAACCCCACACCTATTGCAGATGTTCAGATAGTTACTAATAATTTTAATTATAATGTAGGTAAGTCTGTAATTGTAAATATATCTAATCTAGATATTACAGGACAATTTGAATATTTTAATTTAATAGTAATTAAAACTGTTAATAATATACCTTCTGCAGAACTTATAGGAACGTATTTTATAGACAATGAGAATAAAAATATAACCTACTCTGGTCAAAACAATACCCAGATAAAATTAGCTATGATAGATGTTTTTGAAAAACAAAACTATTACGAACTAGCTGATGACATTACAATGGTCCAGGATATTTTAGTATGGAAAGGTTTAACTACTGTAGATAGGATTAATTTTCAAAAAATTGCTACTAAGATTAGTTTACTTTGGGAAAGTTATAAAATACCTAGTAATGAAAATTATGCCACAGAGTTAAATGCTACTAATCTTAGAACATACTTAAGAGATGAAGTTTATAGTTTTGAGTTTGTTCCCTTATTTTCAGGGGGTAAACAAGGCGATGGCTTTCATATACCCGGGAGAAGTTTGAGTTCATTTGATTTAAGTTTTCCTGATATATCTGAAACAGACCCTGATTTTATAGGAAACCCTTCAATATTTATAGATGGTGAAGGATACAGCCCTTACTGGAAGATTTATAATACAGCTAAAGTTTTAGGTGATTCTAATAGTCCTAATATTGGAAATGCTACTTCCTATAAATATGGTGAGTTTGCTTATTGGGAATCAGCAGAAGTATATCCTTGTGTTGAAGATACATGGGGTGAACTTGCAAATAAACCTATAAGACACCATAAATTTCCAGACACATTAGTTAGTCCTATTTTTGAAACAGGTAATATTATATTTGATAGCAATAATAAGTTTCTACCTGTAATGAAAGATGAAGCTGTTTTTCCTATTGGTGTAAGAGTAGACTTAAACCAAATATTTCAATTAATAAACGATTCTGACTTAACAGATTTACAAAAAAGAGATGTAGTAGGGTTTAAAATTATTAGAGGTGATAGAGGAACTAATAAATCCATCATAGGAAAAGGAATTCTTAGAAATGTTAGCTCCTATGAAAGAGAAGAGCAGGTTTATTACTTCCCAAACTATCCTTATAATGAAATAGGTGATGATCCTTTTTTAAATAAAACAAATAATGCTTTCTCACAAATAACTACAAGTTGGTTAGTTATATGTGAACAAACAGGTACATATGAGTATGGTGACCCTAATACAAATAAACCTAAAGTAAGGGATATGGTTATTGGGAAAACATATGAAATATGCTCTACACAAAGACCAAGATATTTAACAGGTAAGGCAGAAATAGGTCCTTCAGAATATGATGTTATATTTGCAGATTCCTCTGAAGGTACTAGAGGATTTAGAATAAATTGGGTAGACCCTTTCTCAAATGAAAATTTAAACTCTACACCTAGAAGTAGATTTTTAGAAAACTACAAATGTTTAGGGGGGGTATTAAATGCTCAATCTGGATATTGTAGGGTTTCAGTTGGAGCAGGTGTTTCTGATGAATGTAATAACTCAGGTTTAAATGGTATATGTAAATGTAGATCTACTTTTTCATTACAAAATAATACTATTCAAGCTAATAGTGTTATTTCTAATATAGAAACAGGGGGAAGAAGAACAAGTATTAATTGTTTAGAAGAAAATCCTTTAGTGCCTGTTAAAACACCTGATGAGCTAAGAAATAGACAAATATTTAATTCTCCAGAAACTTCTTTTGGTCAACCTTTTCTTGGGAATGTTTTAAAACTAGAGCAAGTTATTTTTGGTGGAGGAAAAGCACATTTTGTAGAAGTTAAAAAAAATGCTAAATATAAATTGTTATCCAAAGAAGCACAAATGGATGCTTTGGCTAGCTCAGATGAGATAGGTAGAATTACAGATCCTTTTAATGGTATAGCTCTGTTTGCAGCATATCAGGCTTATCTTACTATTTACATCAATGGAATTACTAGAAAGAATTATGCTTATTCTTTTAATTCTATAGCTAACTATAACTATACTGTAGATGTTCCTAATAATCAAGGAATAAAACAAAGAAAATTAGATTTAAAAAAATATTTAATCCCAGGTGTACAATCTGTAGGGGATGATAAAAATATTAATAATTATGACAGAGAGTCTTCTGTTTATTTAAGAACAGACTTGGACACTATCCCTTTACCTTTCCCTGATGAAAATATATTACTTTTAGGGATTAAAGAAAAATCTAAATTTACTATTAGTGAAGTGGGAGCTTGTTCTACTCCCGGATCTGAAAAAGATATTAATGTAGTATCTTATTATGGTTCTTTAAAAAATACATTTGAAGGGCAGTGGGGCCAGATATATTCTTATGAAACTGTTGACACTGGTTTTCAATATATATTTAATAATAATAGTTTGTTTACACCACAAGTTATGTTTGGTGGTGATACTTTTATTAGTAGGTATGCTTTTAAAACTAAATTACCTTTTTTTATAGACAATAGAGTAAATGCACCTGATGATAGTGATATTTTTTATGATGAAATTGGTAACATTGCTTATCCAACATATTGGCACTCAGCA